GTGACGCAAGCCAATGAAGGCAAGTATCGGATAAAGCATGTTAGGCGCTGTCAAGACCTTCATCAGAAACGCCCGCATCAAGATTGATTACCCTCGGTATGAGCGTGAACAGCGCGCGCTCCATTTAGCGCAGGCCGACCGTCGGTTCGATGCTAGTCAACTCAACAAAGAGATTGCACAGATCAGACAGCAGGCTACGGCTGTTGGAGACCAGCGTTTTGGATCTGATATTGCATCGCTGGGTCAGCGGGTTGCCGCTACTGAGCATGGGCTGCGCAAAGACCGCCAACTGTTGTCGATTTTTGAGCGGAACTACAAGGCCGAGCTTGATGCACTCTACGCCCAGAAAACTCAATTGTTCGAGGAAAAAGAGGGTCTGCTGGCCGATGCGCGAGCCATAAAGGCGGAGCGCTCTGGCGCACATGATGATCTTCAAGAGGCCTATGGAGACCTTGAAGATGCGAAAAGCGATGTCAACAGCTGGTATTCGAAGTCAGAGCGAACACCATGGCTGTTCGGCAATGGCGGCAAAAAACTCCCCAAGCATTCACTGTTTGGCCAGAGTCATGGTGATCTGTCTTCGGCCAAGTACCGCCGTGGAGAGGCTGTGAGCGATATTGGTGATAGCAAGCGAAGGCTTGCCGACATCAAGGCCAGACAGGCAGCGCTCCGGCAGGCGATTGATCGGAACTTTGCCGAAATAGGCATGACCATCGAGAAGATTGGCGCGGTAAAAAAAGACCGTCAACACATGTTCGACCTGAAGCAAGAAGGCGTTGATCCAGCCGTCTTGCGCTCGGAGATTCACAACGCTCAATCGATGTTGACGGACTTGGAAAGGCAGTTGCGCAGCTTGGAAAACCAGCGCCTTGCGTTGATCCAGGAAACGCAGGCGCGGTTGGGATTGCGCGAGCGGGAAGCCGCCGTTGCGGACCTGCATTCAAGGAAGACGCGATTTGTGGAAGAGTTTGACTCCGAGCAAAGTCGAGCAAACCGACAAGATGAACACCGTCGCCAATGGATGGCCGGTCATGCGTGAGTCGATCTTTGCCGTAGCCCGCTGATACCCGCTAAAACACGTTACGCGGAGTGCCCTCCATCCCTAGCATGAGAAGTGTTTTCTACACGGACACTTACCATGCAAAAAGACGAACTTATCTTCTGCGCGAACGACGATCGTCCGCGCCATCCACATCAAGAAATCGCTGATCTCCTCGCCGTGGCGCTCCTGCGCCTGCGTGCCAAGGATTCTTCATGTGACAGTTCAGCCACGGTTGGCGTAAAAGACGAGGTTGGCCTTGGCTTTTCTGGCCACCAGCGCGTCAATGCGAACCCCTATCAACAAGAAGGAGTTCTCGCATGACGACACACGCAGCACAACCCGATGGGGCCAGCCTGGCTGCTCGGGTCGCTCAACTTCCGCACCTTCCCATGGACAGTCTTTGGGCACTGTGGGACCAGCATTTTGACGAGCGCCCAAATCACCACCACCGCACATGGCTTGAATCCCGCCTGGCGTACAAGATCCAGGAACGCGCATACGGTGCCCTGAAAGGATCTGTGCGCCGCAAGCTGGAAGAGATCGGGGAGACAGGCCTCCTGCCACCGCGCCTGCGACGCGAGGCTGATCGCTTGCTGCCCGGAACCATCCTCACCCGTGTCTATGACGATGTTGAACACCAGGTGCTGGTGCGTGGCATGCGTGATTTCGAGTATCGAGGGCAGCGGTATACCAGCCTGACGGCGGTGGCCAAAGTCATCGCAGGATGCCCATGGTCTGGCCCCATGTTTTTTGGTCTCAAGACCAAAAAGAAGGAGGCAGCATGAGACCACAGCGAAACATGCCAACGGCTCCTGCGCTTGCCCCACGCAAACGCTGTGCTGTCTACACCCGCAAATCGACCGACGAAGGCCTGGACCAGGACTACAACAGTCTTGAGGCACAACGCGATGCCGGACTGGCTTACGTTGCAAGCCAACGGCACGAGGGCTGGACTGTCGTAGCTGACGGTTATGACGACGGCGGCTATTCGGGTGGAAACATGGAGCGGCCAGGATTGCGTCGGCTGATGGCAGACATTGAGGCCGGTCGGATCGATATTGTGGTCGTCTACAAAATCGACCGGCTGACTCGAAGCCTGACCGACTTTGCCAAGTTGGTCGACGTGTTTGATCGCAACGGCGTGAGCTTTGTGTCTGTCACCCAGCAATTCAACACCACGACCTCGATGGGCCGCCTGACGCTCAATATCCTGCTGTCCTTTGCGCAATTCGAGCGCGAGGTCACGGGCGAGCGCATCCGCGACAAGATTGCAGCAAGCAAGGCCAAAGGCATGTGGATGGGCGGCACCCCGCCTCTCGGCTATGACGTCGTCGAGCGCAAATTGCTTGTCAACGAGCCGGAAGCCGACCTGGTGCGCTACATCTTCCGCCGGTATGCAGAGCATGGGTCGGCTGCAGAGTTGGTACGCGAATTGGCGATCGAGGGGCGCACCACAAAGGCATGGCAGACGCAAAGCGGTCATTTTCGAGAAGGGCGACCGATTGATCAGCAGTACCTTTTCAAGATGTTGCGCAACCGGATCTACCTCGGTGAAATCCAGCACAAAGACACGAGCTTTCCTGGGCAGCATGAGGCCATCATTGATCAGGACACTTGGGATCTTGTGCATGCCTTTGTCGATCGGCGCAAGCAAGGGCCACGCGAGGGCATTACGCAGCACCCGGCGTTGCTGGCGGGCCTGCTCCATGCGCCCGATGGCCAGTTGATGATTCACAGCTTCACACGCAAGAAGAACGGACGGCTGTACCGCTATTACGTGCCCTACCTGCACAAGCGGAGCAATGCGGGTGCCACTCTTGCACCCGGTGCCACAGATATTGGGCCATTGCCTGCTGCCGAAATCGAAACGGCTGTGCTTGAGCAAATTCACCAGGCTCTCCGTGCACCAGAGATGATGCTGGCGACATGGCGGTCGTGTCAGGGGTATCCAAGGGGTGTCCAATTGCAGGAAGCGCAAGTGGTCTTGGCCATGCAGCGCATTGGCGCTGTGTGGGACCAGTTGTTCCCCAAAGAACAGCAGCGCATTACGCAGCTGCTGATCGAGCGGGTTCAACTGCATGAGCGCGGGCTGGACATCCTGTGGCGCGAAGACGGATGGTTGGGACTGGGTGAAGACGTTGGCCGCCATCCGCTGGTGGAAGAGACCAGGGGCGCCGCAGAGGGGGTGTTTGCATGACATCGCATGCCAAACCAGCCATGCATCCGGACAATCCGAGGCTGCGCAAGGTGCGAATCGATATTGGTGAGGATGCGCGCAACTACGTGTCTGGGCAGCAACGCGTGACGATGGTTCCCCTGACTATCCGTCGCAAGCAAAACCGAAAGGTCATGATGCCACCGCCGGGTGAGACATCCGTGCTAAATAGCGGTGGCGAAGATGTCTCCATGATTCGGACACTGGGCAAGGCCTTCTACTGGCAGAAGCTGCTTGACCAGGGTACGTTCGCCACCATCCGGGACCTGGCCACGGCGATGAAACTAGAGGCCGGATGGGTGGCTGAGGTGCTGCGCATGACCACGCTGGCGCCAGACATCATCGAGGCCATCCTTGATGGTCAACAGCCTCGGCACCTGAATTTGCAAACTCTGCGTGGCCGGCATGACCCGCTGCCACGGGACTGGCAAGAGCAGCGAAAGTTGTTCGGGTTTTCGGTTTGAGTACTTGGCTAGGCGACGATTGATCCTGGAACAACGATTTGCTACGCGGCATTAAATCGGTGCGGGTATATTCCCCGCCCCTCTGGGGCGGCGTAGTTCATTAATCAGACTTCAGGCCTGAAGCGTTTGTGTTTAACCGCCAATCTGATGACTCGTTCAATGGCCTGCGCCTCTTGTTCGGTAAATTGAGCCTCATTGCCAGATGGAGTTTCTCGGATCTTTTTTCGTAACATGTACACTTTATAAGCACCAGCAAAAATACTGATCAAGCCGCCTCCGACTGCCAAGGGAACCCAGATTGGTGTGGCAGATATCAGCCCCGCAGACATCAAAGCCCCAGTGATACCCGTTGCACCGATAGTCGTGCCGAAAATCCCAGCACCACCAATTGCTGCCGAGGCGACGCCCGTGATCACTGCGGTTCCTGCTCCCAGTGCAGCAAAACCACCAGCCAACAAACTACCGATGGCAGCTGTACTCAGATATGTGCCGGCGACGTAGCCACCTGAAGCTGCTGAGGTAACTATGAGACCACCAGCGGCGTGCGGGACGATTGTCCCTCCGGCTGCGAGCGCAGTAACTATCGGGATTAAAGGAAGTGGCATCAATGGTCCTTAGTGTGAAGTTTGGGGTGAAAGCGAAGGTCCCCAAAGTTCTTTTTTTCATGGGTGAACAACCATAGCGCAATGGTATGTCATCACAAATGTGATGGGGATCTTGTAAGGCAAAAAATCGTAAGACGGTAGGCCAGCTATGGAATCAACCATCTAAAACGGCGAGCACTGGGCTCGCCGTTTTGCATTCTGAGGCCCATTGGCGAACTGGAAGTTTCCGCTGAGTTCGCCAATCGCTCCCTCGTAAGTTCGCCACCCGAATTCTCCAATGACACCTGTTCCTCAACAGCCTCAAAGGAGAGTCTCATGGCAGCTATGGCAAGCCCCCAAACCCGGTCGTCCTACCCGGCGATCAATACCCTGGCACCCGGTGACCGGCGTGTCCTGAACGAAAACGAACTGGCCCAGCGCTGGGGTGTGAGCCCCAAGACGCTGCAGCGCTGGCGCAGCGAGGGTCGTGGCCCTCGTTACCTCAAGCTATCCAAGCGGGTCAGCTACCCGCTGGAAGCCATCCTCGACTTCGAGTACAGCGCGCTGCATGAGTCGACCGCTGAACGCGTGATGGCGTGAGGGAGATGGTCATGAACGATTTGTCCATCTTCCCAGCCGACATCGCCGAGATGTCAGTCGCCCAACTGGCCAAGCTGCCAGTTCATCAACTCTACGAAGTCGACACCAATCTCGACCAGGCCATTGCCTGGCTCAAGAGTGCCCGCACAAAAGTGGATTTGGCCCTGGACCAGCGCTTCGGTACCCAAGGGCGTGAAGCCCTGCGTGACACTGCCCGCGACTTTGGCACAGCCCACTTCAATGTCGATGGCCTGCATGTGAAATTTGAGCTGCCCAAGAAGGTGTCTTGGGACCAGAAAAAACTCAAGGCCATTGCCGAGCGCATCGTCGCTTCGGGCGAAGCCGTCGAGAGCTATCTCGACGTGAAGCTGGCGGTACCTGAGTCCCGTTACATCAACTGGCCGCCGGCCTTGCAGCAGCAATTTACCGACGCACGCACGGTCGAGGCTGGCAAGGCCACGTTTGAGCTCAGCCGTGATGAAGGAGGTGTGTGATGGCCCTTCCAATCATCAGTGCATCACAACGTCTGGCAGAAAAGCAAGGCGTCAAGCTGGTGCTGCTCGGCAAGTCCGGCATCGGCAAAACCACCCAGCTCAAGACCTTGCCCGAGGACAGCACGCTGTTCGTGGACCTGGAGGCCGGTGATCTCGCGGTCAAGGACTGGCATGGTGACTGCGTGCGCCCCGCGACCTGGCCTGAGTTCCGCGACCTGGTGGTCTTCCTGGCTGGCCCTAACCCGGCACTTCCGTCCGAAGCACCGTACTCGCAGGCTCACTTCGATCACGTCTGTGAGCGCTACGGCGATCCGGCCCAGCTTGCCAAGTACGACACCTACTTCGTCGACAGCATCACGGTGCTGGCACGTCTGGCGCTCATCTGGGCCAAGGTCCAGCCGCAGGCCATGTCTGAGCGCACCGGCAAGCCCGACACCCGCGGGGCCTACGGCCTCTTGGGCCAGGAAATGCTCACTGCACTGACCCACCTGCAGCATGCCCGTGGCAAGCACGTGGTGTTTGTCGCCATCCTCGACGAGAAGCTCGACGACTTCAACCGCAAGGTGTTCGTGCCGCAGATCGAGGGTTCCAAAACCGCAGCCGAACTGCCCGGCATCGTCGATGAAGTCGTCACCCTGGCCGAGATCAAGGCTGAGGACGGTAGCAGCTACCGCGCCTTCATCACCCACACGCTCAACCCCTATGGCTACCCGGCCAAGGACCGCTCTGGCCAGCTTGACCTGCAAGAGCCGCCCAACCTGCGCACCCTCATCGACAAGTGCGCCGCTGCCACCCGCATGCCCTCTGGCAATTCCACATCCCAAAAACCCAAGGAGTAATTCATGTCCAACTGGTCCGATTTCAACGACGCCGAACAACAGCAATCCTTCGATCTCATCCCCAAGGGTACGGTCGCCAAGGTCAGGATGACGGTCAAACCCGGTGGGTACGACGACCCCAGCCAAGGCTGGCTCGGCGGTTACGCCACCCAGAGCTTTGAGACCGGCAGCATCTTCCTGGCCTGTGAGTTCGTCGTGCTGGAAGGCGAATATGCCCGTCGCAAGCTGTGGTCGAACATTGGCCTGTACAGCAGCAAGGGGCCCACCTGGGGCAACATGGGGCGCACCTTTGTGCGGGCAGCCCTGAACTCGGCGCGCAACGTCCGCCCTGACGACAACACGCCCCAGGCTGCAGCAGCACGGCGCATCCAGGGCTTTCATGAACTGGACGGTCTGGAGTTCGTCGCCA